CAATCTCTCAACATCCGAAATCGCTATCTTTAACTTCATCTCTTTGATAAAATCAACGAGGAGATTTAACATCTCGGGAGTCGAAATAAACTCCCATAAAGGAAAAGTTCTGTGGAAGTATTGCTGCACAGACACTCTTAAAGAGTGTCCTGCATTAATACGGTCACAGGATATTGAGGCTTCATCAGTAACTTTACTGATGAAGTTCCCAATATAGTGATAAACCATATACAGTTTTATTATTCTCTCTGCTTGCGCAGGGCGTTTAAAGAAACTGAATGTGGCTCGGATCAAGTCTGGGTGCTCAGAGATAGGCAAGTTCCATCCGTGAGTAGCTTGGTTTCGAAGAAACTCATGAAGAAGTGAATACTTCTTCCAAGTCTCTAAGAAACCCCCGATACTAAAACCTGACACCTCAGTACCTGATATAACTATCCTTTTGGCAAACTCTAGCATCTTTTCAGATACTAAAGTCTTTTCATCAGAGATAGGCATATCAAGCTGAGAGCATAAGATTTTATATTGGAGGGCTACTTCACGATTGGCTATAACTAAGTCGTCACCTAATAGACAGTAGTCTGGAAAATATTGACCAGGTTTCACAACCTGAGCATTAATTGCCGACAACTGAACCATTACATGGTGACTTAGAGCCATCGCGGCCCAAGAGGAGTATGCTCCCATCGGCTGCCCTGCCCGATAATAAATCGGGTGGTCGCAGTCTTTGTTCACAAAGGCTTCTCCTACTAGCAGGCGTTTCCACGCTAGAGCATGGTCTTCCCCAATCAAGTTGGTTAAAACACTAACCTGAAAGTCAACAGGCATTCTGTCTGTTGCAGCGGAAAGATCATAACAATAGTATGGACCGGTAGAGGGCAAGGACGATTGAAAGTCATCTTGATTAAAGGTAAAATCAGACGGTATATTTCGCAATATACCCATTAAAGCATCATGAAGAGGCTTTAATGCTGTCTGAGTCCAATAATCAAGGATGGCGATCACACGTGTCTTACCTTCCTTATCACTGAAGTAACTAAGCTTACGAGAATACTTTTCAGCCTTTGAATGGATTAATCTCCAGATTTCGATCATAGAGTATCCTAAACCGGTTGGCTGATAAGGCTTAGTCATAGCTACTTGAAGCGCTAACCCACCCAAAAGGATAATATCTTCCTTTTGTTGAGGTGTTATAGCGTCCAAGTCAGTTAAGGCTGATGCCAAAGCAGGACCGTTAGGACCACTCTTAGTCGAGAAATGAAAATCAGTCCACGACAAAGATTGAGGGTAGACTCCTAGAGACCTACAGATCACTTTTATAGTGTCCTCATTTTGAGGAATTCCTTTAGAAGGAGTCTCTATGGTGTCTAATTTTAGAATAGCCTTAAACTTAAAAGCTCTCCCAACATTCAATAACGTTAGGAGGACTCTTATAGTCTGAGGGTTATCTAGATCGGACTTCCATAGGGACAACTCCTTAGGGAAACCTGAAGAATCTAGTGCTACGGACTCAAGTTCATATAGTGGATTCCCACTAAGGTACCTTAGGACAGATAGTCGGAGAGATTTATATCTCCGAACAGTCTGCTCTAAGCCTTGGTGGTCCACATTATGTGAAAATGTGTCCAAGTAAGCTGTTACACGCGAACTGTATACTTCGTACTGCTCACAATACAAGGTTAATACTATAGGGATTAACTTCCTTATCGTACTTAATCTAGTCATTGTAGCAACGATTATATAAGTTTCACGCAGTGCTAGGGACGCTACCACGCCCAAGGTAGGGTGCTAGCCTTCTTGAACGCTGGGGGTACGACACCCCTCGGTAGCCGCGATCCTAACCACTCTCTTATCAGATGATCCACACAGCTATCCTAAGCTGGCCCAGTCTACCAAAACTGATATATCGAAAGATATATTGGCTCGGCACTGACCAGAACAACTTAGATAGTATGAGTTTCACATAGGACAGTTGTTAGTGTTGGAACTGCGAGGTTACTCTTGATTAGCGACTGTGTAACAACAGTTGTTGGTCTTGGGTCTCAACCCCGCGCGCTTATCCGCGAGGTAATGCTACCCGGCAATGCCGGG